AAGTACCTCCTCGTATTCTTTGTAGGAGATCTCTATCCACCCTACTTCAAAGTCAACCCATCTTTTTTGGACTTCCAAGTGAGCTATCTGTTTATCTTCTGCCATCAGGGAATCTAATAAAGCTTTTTGCAAGTTGTCTATGTCTGGTTTGGACTGGTGGAATCTGCCATGATGTAATTTCTTTTTTTTCTTAGACCAAGATGGTGGGACGGGGATAAAGAAAGTTATTGAAGCGCCAACTGGGGGAAGGACAAATCTTTTTGATTTGGCTTCTGCGCATAGATCCACTTTGTACTTATTGTACTTTTCCAATCTCATTAATCTGCTTAGACCGGCTGGACGTAATTTCTCTCTAGGTATTCTGAAAAATATTGAATCACCTTGAGTTGCCCTGACATGGGTTTGAGGTGTTATGTTAAGGATTACCTTTTTCATAACCTACCCCTCCTACGTATTGAACTGTTGGTTTTTGTTTTGCCATCTGTCTTTCTAAAATGTCCTCTACTGTTTTGCTTAATGACCATTTTTTCTTTTTGGCTAGAAGTTGTAGTTTAATGTAACTTTCTTCTGAAAGGCTAATTGTAATTCTTTTTTTCATGTGATGCAGTTTGATGCAATATACATCATATTGTAACATTTACCAAAAAGTGTACATAATTTTGTACAGAAATAAAAAACCTCCTTTTTTAAGGGAGGCTTCTAAACGAAAACATAATAACCAACTAAACTACTTTATAACCCCACGACCTTTTAAGACGTCAGCTTTTGTTACTTTACCGTCTTTATTTAAATCTGGGAAACTTTTCTTTTTCATTGATCCTAATTTCTTTGACGCCATTTCCATTTGATATGGGGTGTTTGTTGCCTTTTTTAGCTCATTTACACGCTTATCTGAGTATGCGTCAGCCATGATTGCTTTTTTGTCTTTAAGTTCTTGCATTTGGTTTATTTTTTATTTTTTGCCATTTGGGCTAATTTTCTATATCTATATGCATTTGATTCGTCTTTAGCAGCAGAGCTTAATGCGTCTTTTGCAATTTTCATTCTTTCGTTATAAGTAGGGCCTGTACCTATATTGCTATTTGCATAAAAAGCTCCTTGTTTATCTCCTTCGCCTTTTTTAATTCCTGCCTCTGCGATTCGTTTTTGAGGAGCTGCAAATTTTATTTTTCTAACAGCTTCTTTATCTAATGAATCAGCTACTTCATTTACTCTTTTAGGAGTTAAAAGTTTTTTCTTAGGCTCTTGATCCATTTTAGCCATTGACATAATTGCCATAATGCATTTATTTATACCCCAAATATACAAAATATTTTCCACTGGTACCACCAAAAATTCTATTAATCATAAGCATCCAACTTCTACACCTGTATCTCTTCAAGCTACCCCCCCGCTCCGGGCTATGCGTTTATTTTTTGGGGTTTCTATTTTCTTGCACCGAGTACCCCGTTTTTTTGGTTTCTTGCATTGGCTTCCGTTCCTTTGTTGTCTTGGGTTTGGCGGTTGGGCTGTGGTCTTTGGCTTGGCTCTTGCAATCCCTTTGCGGTTGGTTGGTTGCGGTTGGTTTCTCTCTTGCTCTTTGCTTGGTGGGGGGTATTTATGGGGGGTAATGTATTAGTATTTGTAGCTACATTGCGAAAAAATAAACCATATTTTGTAGCTACATTTGGAGAAATTAATTTAATTTTGTAGCTACAATTAAAATTATGGCAAAAAGCAAACCAATTGGAGTTAGATTTGACTTATATAAGTTGGATATGATTCAAAAAGAGCAAAATTTGACATCTGTTCAGCAAGTAGTGAACTATTTAATGGATAATTATGGCAGAATAAAGCACGTAGAGGAGGTTTTAGTGGTTAAGCCTATAGAATGTCCAAAAAAAGTACAAAAGCCCGTAGAATTGACTCTAGATAGTCAACCTGAGCCTCCTAGTAACTTAAAGGGAATAGATTTAGTTATTTGGAAAGCTGAAAATTGGAAATAAATTCGTAAATTAGCGTATGAAAAGTAAATTAAAGATGATGAAACGCGCGGATGGATCATATTCACCTCGTGGATTATGGGATAACATTCGTGCTAACAAGGGTAGTGGTAAAAAACCAACTGCGGCTATGTTAAAACAAGAAAAAAAGATTAAAGCACAAGAAAAAATGTAATTTATGTCTGGAGCTTGGCAAAGAAAAGAAGGAAAAAATCCCGAAGGTGGATTAAACGCAAAAGGTCGTGCATCTTACAACGCAGAAACGGGTGGCAATTTAAAAGCTCCTGTTAAAGAAGGTACTAATCCTCGTAGAGTTTCTTTTGCAGCTCGTTTTTCTGGAATGACTGGTGCTATGAAGAAGCCAAATGGCGAACCTACCCGTAAGGCATTAGCTCTTAAAGCTTGGGGCTTTGGTAGTGTTGAAGCAGCTCGCAAATTTGCTAACGCTCATAAGAAATCATAAGTTCTTTAGTTTTATAATAGGATAGATTTTTAACCATATTTTGTAAATCTTGCCTGTTATAAGTGTAAATTTTAATCTTAATAGTTCTATTGTTATTAAGAATGTTATTTATTTGATTATAAAAATATGGCAAATCTTTATTGCCTCTAAAATTATTACACTCATTACATATCCATACAAGGTTCTCAAAATAATTATTTCCTCCTTTAGACAATGGAACAATATGTTCTTTTGTTCTATAATTAGTTTCAGTAAATCTTCTTTCACAATAACTACATCTTGTACTATTAAAATTAACTGACATAAAAATATTATTAGTTACTGGTTTAGGACTTGAACCTAAAATGACAGAATCAAAATCTGTAGTGTTGCCAATTACACCAACCAGCATTTGTTATTGAACTGGGGGTTGATCTTCTAATATTTTTTTACCTGCATCTGACAAAGGTCTTGAAAATAATCTAAGCTTTTTGCCAGTGTTTGGACATACAAAAGTAATACCGGCATCTTGGTATGCTTTTAATACTATTTCTAACCCACCATCGCCATCAGGGCTTGCGCCTACTACATGAGGTTCATCATAATCAAATTGCATACAAAAATCACATCCTTCTGTATAAACTTGTATTTCTTTTGGAATCTCTGTTTTTTTCTTTGCCATATTTATCTTTTTATTTTTGTTGTTTTTTCACAATGCGGACATTGTATTTCTTCTAAATATCTTATTTCAACACTTTCATCAAACCATTTAATCATATCAGTTTCTATAACTGCTACATGATAATTTAAACATACGTCACAAACTATTTCAGCTACTTCATATACAACGCTAACCTCCATCTTTTATATCTTTTATATCTACTATTTTTACCTCTTCCCCGTCAATCATTGCATCTAAGGTTGACTCAATCATCTCTCTTTGTTCTGGAGTTAACAATGCAATCTTTTCGTGGATAGCAGGTATAGCAAATATATCACTATTTATTTCTTTTTTTATACCAGATCTTACTTGATCAGTTAAAAATGGATGAGTTACAATATCATTAAACATCCAATTAATTTTACCTACATAAACTTTAAATAATTTTTCACCTTTAGTATCAGGAAATTGTCTGCAAAAATCGTCAAACTGCTCTTGCGCCATTTTTAGATTTTGGATAGCACTTATTATATTAGCACTCATTTATTAAAGTTTGTATGTAATTCTTGGATTGTATGTAAATATTCTCTTGCTTTTTCTACTTTGTGTTGTATGCGTAAAATATCATCTTCACTTCTCTCAATAGGGAAAAACAATATTCTTTCATTAGCAGGTATGTCTGCAAATGTCATATTAAATTCAAGTTTCCATGCTTCTTTTACATATTCTGGACTTTCTTCTGAAATTACATTCATTTTATAAAGCAATGATTTTTTTTCTTGCTCAATGATGCCAAATGGAGTATCTAATAAACAAAAAACAACATATGCTTTTTTTGCTCCGGTTAACCACATATAAGATTGCATTTGCCAGTAGTATAAATTATCAATTTTATCAAGTATATTTCCTGTAAAAGTCCATAAATCATAACTTGACTTTACATCATATATATCAATGCCATTAGCATCAACAGCAATTACATCTGGTGTACCAGCTATAAAATCATTTGAATATCTTTCTGTGTTTTTTTCATATTTATTTTCATCCAACCATTTGTAATTGCATAAAAATTTAATCGCTTCATCTTCAACTTCATTACCCTTGCGCATTTGTTTAGTTTGAATATCTTTCTTTCTGCCATATTTTTCGGCAACATAAACATCAAGTAAATGTCTTTGTGCAGTTTTAGAAAGCACTCCAGCTTCTTTGTCAGCTTTAGTTACAGGTTCAGTCATTAAATAACCGACAGAGCTTGCTCTGATTAGTGTTTCGTTCCAGTTCATTAAAGTGTGTTTAGTTTGTTGTTATAATGTTCTAATAGTTCAGGATTGCTTTTACTCATTAACTCCCAAGCTTTTAATTCCTCTTTTGTTTTGCAAGAATCAATAAATGATTTTGTCTTTTCGGCTAATGTTTGTTTTGACTGAGTAGGAATTACTTCTTCAATAATTTGTTCATCATGATAATACCCTAAGCTTTTTAATCTTTCTACATTCTGTTTGTGATACTCTTCTACTAACTCTCTTGCAATATCAAGAGCTTTGTTTGCTGATTCACCTTGATTTAGAGAAAATTCAACGCCAATTTTTTCAGAAGAGTAATTACCTAAATTAAAAGTTCTAGTGTAGTTAACAGTTTGGATGTGCATAATACTTATTTTATTCTTGTTACAGTTGTTTGTTCGTCAATAAATTTCACCTTAAATTTTTTGTTTTCGTGTCCTTTTTTGTTTTTAAGATTTGACACCATAACCATAATTGATGTGTATGGGTTATTAAAAATTTCATGTTGCCCTACTGCTAATTCAGCTACCTTACTTGATACTGATTCTGGATCTATTTTCCTTGCCATTTTATATATTTTTTTGTAAAATTAATTTAATTAAATATAATAACCAAAATTAATTTAATTAAAAACCCTCCCAGTATAGAAATACAGGAGGGTATATTTGCTTAAAACCACCAATCTACAATTACTTCTGTAAAATTAAATAAATTTCTTTTTTACTAAGTTAAGCTTTGCCCTGTATTCTAGGATCAAAGATTTAAGCTCATCTCTTGTTGGTCTTACTGCTTGTCTTGCTATTTCTCTAAGGTATTCAACTAATGCTCCATTTTCTTTATGTAACTTATATTCAAATTCTTCAATATTACCAGTTTTGAAATAGTTACATTCCATACATTGAGGTCTGCAATTTTCATCCATCCATCTAGTTCCAAGATTTGATCTACCCATAAAATGACCGCATTGTATTTCTGCTATAGTATGTTTTTTACCACAGGTATAACATTCTACCATACCTGTTTTATCTGCATATTTATTTCTTAAATACTGGCTAAATACATGATCAAGATCTGAAACTAAATTCTGAAAACTTTCTGAATCATCTTCAAATTCTTCCATTCTCTTTTGTGTAGAAACTACCGTAGCACATTGCTTGCACATCTTTTTAGAAAAATGATAATCAATATTGCCGCAGCTAACGCACCTTTTCTTCTTCACTATTATTGTTGAATTTCTCATCTTCTTTTAGTTTATGTAGTTTATCATTTATGAACTTAAATTTACCTATGTATTCACCTTTTTTTGTTACTTCAATTACCATGTCTAATCTCTTAGCCATTTCATAAATCAAATCCCTATTCTCCATACTTCACTTTTAAACTTTGTATCATATGCCAATCTCTTATTTCTTCTTCAGACATTTTATAAAATCCATCATCTTCATCTGCTTTTATATCTTCTTTTTGTTCTGATTTGGTAAAATCCCCAAACCAAATTGCTCTTTCTAATCTATCTTTGTGTTGTTCTCTTTTAATTATAATTAATGATTCAAAAGAATTAGGGCTATTACATACCATACTTAATTCCATTTTTAGTCTTTCGTTTTCTTTAATTAATTCTGACTTTAACATAGGTTATTTGTTTTGGTTAGGCAAAGATAATTAATTTAATTAAACTACAAAATAAATTTAAAAAAAAATTAAAAAAATTTGGGTATTTAAAAAATAACACTATTTTTGTCATCCAATAATCAAAACAAATTTATGGAAATTAAAACCGAATTAAGGCTTCACGAAAGAATAAAAGAAGCTTTAGATGGCCGTACACAAAGATGGCTATCACTTAATGCAAAGATACCAGAATCGGAATTATCACGAAAGATGCAGGGTAAATTATTATTTACCGATGCAGAAATATCTCGTATTAACGAGGCGTTGAAAACCGATTTTATAAACGATTAAGATAAAAAAAATGCCAAAAGATACATTCTACTTCTCGCACGATTACAATGCGCGCAATGATGAGAAGATAAAAAGACTAATAAGAAAGCATGGCATGATAGGCTATGGTATATTTTGGTCAATAGTGGAGGATTTATATAATAATGCGAACGCATTGCGAACGGATTACGATGGCATTGCGTATGATTTAAGGACGGATGGCGATGTTGTTGCATCCGTAGTAAATGACTTTGATTTATTCGTTTTTGATGGTGATTTTTTTGGTAGTAATTCGGTACAAGAAAGACTTGATCAGAGAAATATAAAAAGCGAAAGTGCAAGAAAATCAGCTAGTTATAGATGGAATAATGCGAACGCAATGCAAACGCAATCCGATAGCAATGCTAAAAAGGAAAGGAAAGGAAAGGAAATAAAAGGAAAGGAAATAAAGGAAATAAACATTTCGTTTGATTCTTTTTGGGATTTGTATGATAAGAAAACAGGTGAAAAGGGAAAGCTATCTGAAAAATGGAATAAGTTGTCTGATTCAGAAAGAACTGAAATTATGAGATATATTCCAAATTACAAGATTTGCCAGCCTGATAAAAAGTTTAGAAAAGATCCACAAACATTTTTAAACAATAAGTCTTGGAACGATGAACTTATAGGTTCAGGAGAAATACCAAAAAAACAAATTTATAAAAACGATGACTTTGAGGCGTACAAGAAACGCCAACAAGAATTAGGAAAAACTTTAAATTAATACGATGATAGCTACTATTTTTAAAAACATTTTTAGCAAGGAACCACATTTCATAACCGTTGAAAAAGCACTTGAAAGGATTAAGCTAGGCGCAAGTAAGGCTTTGGTTTTAGATATTAGGTTGGCTTTGGATAAGGAAAAAGCTAATAAGCTAAAGCTAAATTTACCTTCAATTTGTTTCAGCGGCAAGTTTGGGGCAGATAGAAAGGATGATCAATTGGTCGCACATAGCGGATTTATAGTTTTAGATTTTGATGATATTTCTGATTTGAGGGATAAGCAGACTGAAATTATCCAAAAAGATTTTGTGTATGCCTGTTGGGTTAGCCCTTCAGGTAATGGGTTAAAAGCTTTGGTTAAAATAGCAGAAGGTAAAAAGCATAGAGAGCATTTTCAGTCACTACAAGAGGTTTTTCCAGAAATTGACCGAAGTGGAATTAATGTAAGCAGGGTTTGTTATGAAAGTTTTGATCCCGATATTTACATCAACGATAATGCTGCGGTTTTTACCAAAGCTAAAAAAATAGAAAAAGTTGTAGTCAATGAAATTGAAACAATTGACGATTCTGAAAACTTTCGTAGAATACTCAAGTGGCTTACGAATAAAAACGATGCTTTTGTTACCGGAGAACGAAATACTTACATTTTTAAGTTGGCATCTGCGTGTTGTAGGTTTGGAATCAACGAGGAGGCCGCATTAAGCCTCATTTCAGCCGAGTATTTAGTTAGTAATGACTTTACCATGTCTGAGATGAGAAGCGCCGTAAAGAGCGGATATAGGGCAAATAGGGCTATTGCTGGTTCGGCTATCTTACAAAAGGAGAAGTTGGTTAATAAAACCACTAATTACGAGATTGATGTTAAAAAGGAATTTGTAGATGAGAAAGGGGATAATTACAGGGTTGAAGATGTGGTTTATGGGATTGATGTAAAGGATAAAGCTTTGCTTATCAACCAAAATGGTTTTGACAAAGTATTGGGTGTTGGCGTCCCAGAGCTTGACTATATTTTTAAGCCAAAAAGAGGGGAAATTACTTTGCTTACCGGTATTGGTAACTACGGTAAAACAGCTTGGCAAAAATCCCAATTACTAAGCAGAATAATCATGTATGGCGAAAAGATTGCTACATTTTCTCCGGAAGATACACCTGCGGAAGAGTATTTCCACGACTTTGTTGAGATGCTTTTGGGTTGTGAGTGTACTCCGTTTAACCCAAATAGACCGGCTAATGATATTTACGAGGCAGCCTATGATTATATTTCAAAGCATATTTTTTATATTAGCGCTGAGATGCTTTCACCTACACCCCAATATATCAAAGAAAAGTTTTTGGAATTGATTGTGCAAGAGAAGGTTGATTTTTGTTGTATAGATCCGTTTAACCAAATGACCAATGATTACAAAGGATTTGGTGGTAGAACGGATAAGTATTTGGAAACATTATTAGCAGATTTCTCAAGATTTGCAAAGAAGAATGATGTTTATTTTTGGGTAATTGCGCATCCAAAATTAATGGAAAGAGATAGAGGTGGAAACTACAAATGTCCTGATGTATTTGATGTGAATGATGGTGCTATGTGGAACAATAAAATGGATAACATTACCGTTTACCATAGACCATTTGCGCAGACAGATCCAAGTAGTCCTGTGGCTGAATTTCATTCTAAGAAAATTAAAAAGAAAAGTGTTGGTAGAAAAGGATTTGTTATGGTTGAGTATATTTGGGATAGAAGAAGATTTTTTATTGAGGGAAGGGATTTTATACAAGAGATGTTGAATAAAAAAGGACTTGATTTTTGGAAAAGAAAAGAAGCTAATCAATCATGGCTTCCATACAAAGATGAAGAAGGTGGAGAAGTAATATTTTAATAATTAAAAAACAAAAAAATGATCAGAATTTCAGTAATCGGAAGATTAGGTCAAGATGCAGTAGTTAACACAGTGAATGGTAAAACAGTGATTAATTTTTCTATGGCTTACAGTGAAAAATTTAAAAACCAACAAGGTGAAGATGTAGATAAAACTACATGGGTTTCATGTGCTTATTGGACAGACAAATTAAATGTATCTAACTACTTAAAAAAAGGTACAATGATTTACATGGAAGGTAAGCCAGAAGCAAAAACTTACAACAATGATAAGACAAAAGAAGTAATTGCGCAGTTGCATGCTAGAGTTACCTCTTTACAGCTTTTATCAGGTAAACAAGAAGAAAATAATGCATAATGTATATTCACGAATTATTAAATCCTATAGAAGTTGAAACACCACTTGGAAGAGGCAAAGCAATCGCATGGATTGACTATGGATCAGAAGTCAACACCGTTTGGAAAGTCGTATTTTACCACAATGGTATGGTGCGGAACTTTTACGATAAAGACATACTCATCTACCCCAATAAAATGGACGGTGGGGACATAGATTTAAAGTATTTTAAAACCCAATAATATGCAACAAGAATTAGTATTTGACGGAACTGATTATGTTCATGAAAGAGATGGCAAAAGATTAGCTAAGAATCATTTTAAATTAAAAGAACTTATGCAAGATCAAAGGTTTAGAACCCTTAGTGAAATTTCTGCTATTACTCATATTCCAGAAGCATCAGTATCGGCAGGCTTGCGTGATTTTAGGAAAGAAAAGTTTGGTAGGCATACCCTAAATAAAAATTATTTAGAAAATGGCTTATATTCGTACCAATTAATCCTAAATAACACATAAAATGGCAAAAGTTAAAACAGATTCAAGAAAGGTAACATTTGGAAGTAGAAAAACAGGCAGCGCAAAGAAATCGTATAACAAACATTCTCCAAAACCCAAGCAATACAGGGGTCAGGGGAGATAAATTCAATTTATGAATAACAAAGCAGCTAAAAAATTAAGAAGATTATCGGTATTCATGGCATCAGGTGCTGGCAAAACATTAGAAGATGCTAAAAGGATTTACAAAAACCTAAAAACAGTACATAAGGAAAATAAAAAAGCCCCTCGTTAAAAAGGGGCTAATTTACGTTTTTTTTAAGACTAAGCGTTTGCTGCTGCATTAATTGTTGCTACAGAAGCATCCGTATAAAATAATACGGGTACTTGGTTTAAACCAGTAGGTGCTACTTCAACTATTGAGTTCATAGTTACTCCATTAGCTACTGTACCTGAAGGACATGGGTAAGCCGCAAATGTGTTTACTGGGAATCC